AAGGTACTGGCGCCGCTGTCTTGAGTGCGTTAAGATCTGAAGCGTTCTTTGTCTTCATATCGTTAAGCGCCTTCTTTTGTTGGATGATTGTCATGATACGAGCGAGCTTGGCTTGTGCCTTTGCTGCGCCTTCTACGGCTGCCGATACTTCTTCTACTTCGGCTGTTTCTTCAGATGCTTCTGCTAAAAGCGCCGCGATCTGTTCGCGGATTGTTGCTACTTCAGCGGCCATTGCTTCCGGTGTCTCAAACGTACCGGCGAGAACAGCATCCAAAGCGGCGAGGATTTCTTCCCACGTCATTAGATTATCTCCATTGTGTTGATTGTTTGCATAAGCGATAGGAGCTGCTTGCGCTTTAACTCCTTATCGTCTGCCTTTGGAATTGGGTCTGTTTCGGCATGAAGCTGATACAGATTTTTTGAGACATCTTTCAATTGATCGGCAAGTGAAAGAATCATGCCTCGGATACGAGAGTTGAGCACACGGCCCGCTTTGCTACGCATATCCGCGTATGCGAGTGCGTGCTCTTCTGATTGCTTGATGAGCGTAGCCGCAACATCCAGCTTTTCTTCGAGTGTCATAGCTTTAACGTTACTTGTCATGGTCATGGGATTAGCCCCTACCGTAACCGGTGACCATTCGATAATGTTCAGTTTGTTGAGTTCTTTTGTACCATCTGCGAGCGGTGTTGTCTCTACTTCTTCATAACCGAAGCTGTACTCATCGACGCTGCCAAACTTGATATGCTCGTATGCGTCTTTGCCGTCGGTAGTGTTGAGGTTGAACAGGCCCTTCACGTACAGCGCGCCGTTATCACGTAGACGCTCTGGCAGACGCGCATCGCCCGCTGGTATCTCTTCTGCTAGCACCGTCTTCCCAATCGGTCGCTGCATATCGTGCTGCCATACCATCTTGGGTAGCTTGGCTTCTATGCTTTCCTTGAATGCGCCGTAAATAACGCGATCGCCGTACGAATCGACATTGCCGAAAACGCTCACGAACGCTTCAACGCTGCCCTGCTCATCCGCCTTAAATTCTACTGGTATGTTCTTGTACTTCATTAGTTCCGTTCCTGTACTCGTGATCGCCGAACTGGACGCATAGTGCAACGGCATCGCGCGGCTTCGCTGATATCGCCAAGCCCGGGCCCTTCGCCTGCACCCGGTACAAATTGGTCAAACGTTTCGCCTTCTTCGATCCATTCGCCGTCTAAATCTTTGTGTGTCGGGCGTACGAGATTGTCACGCTGCGATAGCCATACATGCACGATCTTACGCTTGGGATCTGTCTCACGTGCGTTCACACGTTTTACAGTTTGAATTTGCACAACGCTTGCTTGCGCTTTGCAGGTTGTAACTGCTATCAATTCCGCCCGTGAAGTCTGCATCTCGGTAAACTTTTCTAGTAGGGCCTTTTGCACGTCTGCTGCCGGCTTGCCTGCGTTAGCTTCGAGAACTCTTGCCACGTCCTTTTTAGCCGTGTTCAAAGACTCTTTCATGTTCTCGGTAGACTTGCGGATTTGCTCATCACGGATTTGATCCGTCAAGCTCTGCACTTGCGTAAGGTCGCCACCCACGCTTTCAAGCGTCATCTCGATGATCTGCGTACGCAATGCCTCTTGCGTAGCTTCATTGGCTGCTATAAACTGCCTAACCAAATCAGCTATGTTGATTGCATCTTCTGGAGCTTTTACCATTTTGTTGACGCCAACAAAACGATCGGCTTTTACCTGCTTCATCACGGCACGTTCAACCCGCTTCATTACTTCCGCAACATCCGCCTGCGTAGCTTCCGCAGCTTTGAGGATAACATCCTCCTGCTTCTGCCAGTACTTTACCGCCTCCGGCTCGTGCCACTTTACCTTGCGGCCCTCTATGCTTTCGATTGGGTCTGCGTTGGTTTCTACCGATTGCTTTGCTTCTGGCTCATCCGCAGTAAACGCACCAAAGCCGCCCGCTGGCTGCTGCTCGTAAGCGAATACATCGCCGTTCTCTACATCTTCGTACTTGAGCGCTGCGCGTGCTTCGTTAAGGGTGATGATGTTTGCCGTAAACTGCTGCAATGCCTGCGCTTCTATCGTTGCCGCGTCTGGTTGCAGTGCCTGCACTTCTGACGTATCAAAAGCAAGCTGAACGTCTGGGAATTCCTTGCGGAGTCCAGATTCCAGTTGCTCTTCAAGCGCATTCCAGAACGGTACGCGCGTTAAAGTAGTATACTCTTGGTAGGCACTAGCTAGATTGTTGTAAGTGCTACGTGCAAGGCCTGCGCTTGTCAATACAACGGCTGGATGGATGCGGAATGCGCCGCAAATAGCCGTCTCAAGTTCCTGCGTTGTCTCAATAGCTTGCAGCTTCTGGGCATCCAATCCCATCTGCTGGTAGCTCATGCCATTACCTAGCACAATCGCATCTGTACGATCTTTGCCGTTGGCGTCCTTGCGTTTACGCAATTGCGCCCGCAAAGATTCGACCTGCGAAATAGGAACATCGCCCGGAGCTGACAAGATACCGCTAGGGATAGCATTAGAAGCTACAAGCGAATAGATGGTAGCTTGCAGTTCGTTATACGTGTTGATCTTATCCCATGCCACGCTAATAGGGCTTACACCCTTGTGCATGTTAACTGGATCGCGGTACGCTGGATTCTGGATATGGATTACGTCATCTGCGGGCCAGTCCTGCGTTATGTTACCTGACTGGTAGCGGTACGCGTAGACCCATCCCAGATCGTTAAGCAGAGGCGCTACGTGAGCATCCGAGTAAGGGTACAGCTCAACGATGTTACCCATTGCCGAGCGTACCTTCACGATGTATGCATTGCCGCTAATCGCTAGGTATGTCCAAACAATCTGCCAGAATTCAGCTTGGCCCATCCGAGGATTGGGCTTGCGGAATAGCAGACTGACCGGGTGGTTCCTGTTGATCGTGCCATCGTCGTACATCGCAGCCAAAGGCGGCTCATTGAGCGTAGATGCGTAAACACCGACGCAAGCCGCTACGACTGGGTTGCGATTAAATCCGTGTTCTACGTTGGCAAGGTAACCAGCTTTTGAGGGATAGCCAATTCGCCCACCGACTTGCGTGCCGTTAGGGCTTGGTAGTGCTTGATTGTTACGACCAAATAGCTTTCTATTATTAACACCAAAAAGCGACTGGAAGTAATCAGCTATTAACACTATATCTCGTAAACGTAAGTGTTTGATTCGTGTCCGTTTACAGCGTAGATGAGAGCATCGACCATATCGTCGGGCTTCCCATCTTTGCCGTCGAACATAAGCAGTTGCTCGGTAAATTCCAAAGGCACGCTATTCACATGTTTGATGTAGCCGTGCTCATACTTGCCCGCAATGGGTAGGAAGCGGGTGAGCTTATTGCGACCGCGTGGATTGACACCCTGAATGTTGAGCATCGTCTCGGCTCGGAGCTGTTGCACCATTACCTCTTGATATGCCACGTTCTCAACGCACACCCTGACGGCATTCCAGTTGTAGGCGGTCTGCTTGATCTTGTCTTTGGTCTCGTTAAATGACCACTTGCCGAAAACCACATCAGCGACGTAATAGGTCGTGCCTCGCTTGCCTACTACCACAATAGCGCGATCGTCTGCATTGGACTTCATGCCAACAGCCAAGTCTACTCCGATTACGTACGTGATGTCATCTTCTGGAAGCAGCGCGTATTGCAGCCACTCCTTCCGCATGATGCGCCCCATTGGCCCAATGAATTCGCCTTCCAGCTCCTGCCGCGCGAACTCGCTCGTATAGGTTTCTTCTAGGTTACGCACGTATTCGCTAGGCAGGTGGATGTTATCGCGCGTCTTGGCTGTTACCACGTAATAGTCTGGGTTGCCTGCCGTTGCCTTGCGGAAGATGCGCTCGTATACCCAGTTAGTATCTCCGTTAGGCGATGTGGTTATCCAGCATCTGGTAGGATCGCGGCGAATACGACCGAGCATAACGTCCCACGTCGCACCATCCATGTAGTCCGCCTCGTCCAGCCAAAACCAGTTTAGGTTAGGGCCTCGGAGTGAATCGGGCTTGTCCGCCGATCTCCAGAAGATCGTTGTACCGTTTACGAGCTTTGTTACCCCTTCGCTCTTGTTATGCTCTTCTACGTACTGACTGAACAGGTCGAAGAAGGTTAGCTGCGTAGCATCACGGAGCATTGGGTACGTTGGTGCTAGGATCGTGCCATACGTGCCCGCAGGCTGCCGTAGAACCTCTACGCAGCCCGCTAGCGTCTTGCCTGATCCGATACCGCCAATGAATCCCCTATGCCTCGCCGGATTGCCCCAGAAGTCGATCTGGGCTGGTAGCGGGTCTGCTATCTCCAATTTCGCCATTGTCTGCCTTTAAGGGTTTGCGGATTACTACTTCAATCTCTTGTACGCCGTTGGTCTGGTGCACCTTGTCAGACTGCCCTAACCTGTTAGCACCTAACCAGCGCAGCATTCCAGAATCGCCGTCCATTGCTTTTTCAAACTGCCTACGATGGAGCGCACGCCGTCCGGCTGCTTGCCCTGCTTTCCAGACTTCGTAGTATTTGTTGTAGATGGTTTGATCCGAGCAGGCAAACTCGGTAGCAATATCATCTACCGAGCATCCCTCTTTTGCCATCTGATATATCAAGTCTTCGTCTAATTCTATTCTTGGTCGTGCCATATTTTGGGCCTTTCGCTAGTTTCAAAATGTGCCAAATAACTACTCTATCTCTTCCACTTGCACGGTAAAGTTAATATCTAGCAGCGTTTCCATGCGTTCCACATATTCACGGAAGTTAGCATCTGTTTCGATTTGGCTGCGCATGTTACGCAGAGCGTGGATAACTGACGAATGGTGCTTATTAAATAGCCGCGCTATCAATGAGTTAGATAGTCTGTACTTCGTGAACAGAAAGTACATAAGCAGATAACGGCATTCTACAACCCAATGGAAGCGTGATTGCGCTACAAGCTGCTCCCATGTGCAGTTATACAGCTTGCAGAATTGGTCGATAAGGTTGAGGATAGCTGGATTTTGCGTGTTTGGTCTCATGGTTTGAGTTGTTAAGTAATGCTTAATAGTTGTTTGCAAGCCGTTTCCAGCCCAGTAGGCGCGTTTTTATTCGTTGTTTGATACTTTGGACAGGTATTCCTGTTGCAAACGCTCCTGATCTGCAATTTGCTTCTCACGTTTTTTGCGATCGTACTCGGGCGCAAACCTGCTTTGCACTGACATGCGCTGCTCATCAGTTGGGTAGAAGTCTGATATTTCAAGTGTAGGACTTGTACCGCGATATTTCCAGTCTCCCCAGATGATCCAATTTTCTGCTATCATGGCTTGCTGCCTGCTAAATTCAAGCTCATTGAGTTTCATCAGTATCGCTTCCTGACGTTCTGGGGCTATCGATATATCCCGATATAGGTGCAGGTCTCGGAACAGGGTTAATAGCCAAGTACGTCGGTTTAACTGGTAAGCTTGGTAAGCCTCTATTTCCGAGTTGTGCAAGCTGGTTTGCGTATTCAAGTGAGTCATAGCGTCCACGATCTCCCTTTTGACCTGTTCCATTGGTTCTTCCTGTTGGTTTGTTGTAGTTGTTTGAGTTCCTGTTCCAATTCCTCGCTGTTGCCTTCCAATCTTTCATCGCGTTCTTGCCCACCTTCCATCCGTTGGCTGTGTAATGGTCAAAGAATTTGTGCGCCTCATCCGCTGTACTGCCTAGCTCTTGGAAGTAGTCAAGGATTTCTTGACAACTTGGGCGCGTGAATGCGCGTGAGCGCATACTCACACTATCTTTATCTTCTTCTTCTATTCTTTCTTTCTTACCTTCTTTATATTCTTTACTTCTTATGATAGTGTTAGGCGTGTGTTGATCGTGTGTTAACCGTGTGTTAGGCGTGTGTTGATCGTTGTTGTCACGTCCTTGTAAGTCTTCATAATTCAATATCTTAAGGCGTGTTGCTGCTGTGTTGCTTTTGACGCTAATCATGCCGTCATTTTCTGCGTACTTGAGAAAGGTTTTAACGATTTGCACCGTAGTCCCTGCCCCTTCTGCTAGCGATCGGTAGCTTGTGAGCATCTCGCCGCGCTCGATTGTGACAAACTGACCATTGACCAACGCCTTGCTTGGTTTCCAGTTTGCAGCAATCAAAATATAGACCCAAATCTTTAGGTATTCTGGCCTTTGCTTAAATACCCAGTTCTCTAATATCTTACGATGTAGCTTAATCCACGAGTTTTCCATACCATAAATAGGAAACCCAGATGCTAGCTGATTTTCCTCGGTCATGAATGAACCGCCCGCACCGTCTCCGGTGAAGGAATCTTCTAGCATCTGGGTCGTATTGTCTATGTTGTTGTTCATGTTTAGGAATTAGCAATCTATGGCACTTACGCCATAATTGGATGATATTTCTCTGCGCGCGTTATCAACGTATCAGAGCTTACGCAGCCATACTTGCCAGTTCTTTGCTAACAGCTCGTATTCGCCGTCGTGTACTTCTAGGAACGTATCAATCCCCTGCTTTGGATTATGTGCCGGCCCCTTGCCCCCATCCCATTGGTAGTCATCAAAAGCAAGGATGCCGCCCTGCTTGAGATACTTCCAGCCTTTTGCTCCGTCTTTCCATACCTGATCTGCCGTATGGTCACCGTCGATGTATATAAAGTCGAACTGATTGCGATCCAGCATGTTCGCGTAGCTATCGAAGAACCTATCTGACGTCATACGGAAGTATCGGCACTTCATGTATGCACGCAGCCCGATCCTGTCTAGATATGTGTCAAAAACATCTACCCAATCAAACAGCTCGTGCTCTGCTTCGTCGCTGCCCTGCCATGTGTCCACGTCGTACAGCATCACTTTATCACCTGTTAGCACATACCGTAGCAGCCAATCGCTTGCGTGACCTACAAATGCGCCGATCTGCAATGCTTGGTAGTTATCGCGGCCTGCTTCTGGCAGCAGAAACTCTGTAAAATTTGCTCGTGCTACCGAGTCAAACCAGTTTGGATATTCAGTCATCGACCCTCCTATTATGTACGTATATCTCAAGTGCGATATACATCACTAGCAGCACCAAGCTGATCGCTATCCCCCTGTCGATTGCGTCCATTATATATCCTCCCCAAATAAGCTGTTCAATTGTGATACATTGCGAAGGTTGCTGCTTGCCTGTTTGAAGTAGCTTTTTTTAAGCTCAAACCCAACAAAGCGACGATTCATTTTTAACGCAACGTGGCCTTCTGATCCAATTCCCATGAAAGGAGATAGCACAAGATCGCCGGGATTGCTCCATAGCTCTATGCCGCGCTCAATTACTTGCAACTGCAATGGGCAGATGTGCTTTTCGTCGTCGTGCTCACGGGCCGATGTATACTGCAACGTGTCCGATGGGTTTATGTCCATCCAAACAGGACTAGCGTAGCGCTGCCACTTGCCTACCGGGAAAGACTCTGGCGTCTTTGTTACCGGCTGCGGATTAGCGCCGGGCTTACGCATCGTAATCAGGTAGTCTGGTATGCCCTGCCTAGACATGCAACTATCTTTCTTAAGCTGCTTATAAAGCAGACCGATCGCCTTTGTGCGCTGCATAGCTACAACTGGATCTTTCCAGATAACCACTTCCGAATGATAGACAAAACCTTCATCTTGGAAGATGCGGATTAGATCGCCGCGAAAGTCACGCAGCCCGATAACTCCGTTATGCTGGATCGTGCTTGGTAGCAGCATACAATGAAAGCTAACATCACGGCCCGGTATCATGACTCGGTAGAGCTCTTTTACTAGGTATCTAAACTGCTCGTAAAACTCATCATCGTTTTGCGTGTTGCCCATGTCAAATGGACTGTCAGAATAAGTATACAAGCTCGCAAATGGAGGGCTGAAGATTGAATAGCCCACCGTCTCATCTAGGACGTAGTTGCTCAAACCAAGCACACAATCGCCGTTATAGATGTTGAAATTGTCCCCTTGCACATGTTCGTGCTGCATGTCAAACCTCTACTGATTTAATGTGATCCGCATTCACCTGTTTGCGGTTAAAGTTTACTGAAATGGCGTCATCGCCGTGGTATCTAATCGTGTATACGTTGACTTGGCTGCGCTGCCCGAACCGGTAGCATCTACGAATAGCTTGGTAGCGTTGTTCGTATGAGTGCGACAACGATGAAAAAACCATGTTGCTGCATTGCTGCCAGTTCATACCAAAGCCCGCAATAGATGGCTTAGTAATAAGCACTCGTATCTTATCTGCTGCAAAGTCCATCATTGCAGTTTCTTTATGCTCTGGCTTATCTGATCCACGTATCTCAACGGCTTCTGGTATGAGCTTGCGTATGCTATCAGCTTCGTAGTTGTTCTCTACCCATACTAGCCATTGCTTATCGTTGCTATTGACTATTTCAGCTACCTTGTTCGCTATATCTTCATCGTATTTGCGCTTTTGATGGCGCTGCTCTGATAATGAGATAGCAACTTGCTCAAATAGAGTTTCATCTGGTCGCTGCGTGTCGATTTGCACTTGCACTTCGTTGAGCTGCGGGAGCTGGAATCCCTCAATGCTATCACCAAGATCGCTCGGATTGTCGATGTTGATGCTCCATTCGTTTAGCCATCGCTTGAAGTCTTTAACAGCATGCTTTTTTAGCCGCCATTTGGACGTATCGCCGCCGTCGTGAACGAAGTAGTTAGCAAGCATTTCCGTATGCGTGCAAATGCTTAAGAACTCTGCTTGCGTTCCAAACTCTACAAAGTCATTCGGGGCTGGTGTTGCAGTAGCTGATAGCCGGTATGGTATCGATTTTGCAAAGCTAGTAATCTCATTACGTAGTTTGCCGGCGTAATTCTTTAATATGCTGCTCTCATCAAGTACGATGCCAGCAAACTTGCCCGCGTGGTACTTATCGATGTGCTCATAGTTTGTGATTGTGATCCGCTCGTAGCTACCATCTCGCGAATGATATACATCTATGCCAAACTTTGCACCTTCGCGCACGGTCTGTGCTGCTACTGCAAGCGGTGCAAGTATTAGTACGGGCTTTCCTGTGTGCTTTGCTATTTGATCTGCCCATACTAGCTGCATAGGTGTTTTGCCTAGGCCGCATTCTGCAAAGATCGCAAAGCGTCCGCGCTTAAGTGCTTTTGATACAATTGTTTTTTGATAGGCAAACAAGAAAGACGGGAGATCGTTTACGTCAAATCCTGCATCGTCTATCGTCTTCTTTTTGCTTTGTATGAAAGCAAGATACCCCTGTGAGTCCATTTTGACTAGTCCTCCTTCAATACGTTTAGTCGTGGTAAATCCGCTCCGATTATGTTGCAGGCATCATCTATCGAGCGCGCAACGCCATACTGCCCTCTCCAATGCGCTGCAAACTCGTACTGATCTTCCGTGAGCTTGCCTTTGGCCTGCTTTACTTCAATCATGTAGTTGCGTCCGCGCCACCCTACGACAAGATCAGGGAAGCCCTGCCCGACTGCGCTCATAACAGCGACTGATGCCCCAATCTTGCGAAGGTATGCTACTATTTCCTTCTGATTTATGTCCACCTTTGCAGCCCTCTTCATACTCAAAAGGGAAGATCAGTAGGTTCAGCAATAACCGCTGCCTTGCTTGCCGGTGCGCCTTCGCCTAGCTTGTCGATCTTCCAGCAATCAAGCGACGTAAACCACCCCATACCGCCTTCGCGCTTCTGGTAGCCGCGACCACGCAAGTTTACACGGGCAGTTACGGTATCGCCAACCTTGAAGCGGTCTAGCTCCTTGCACTTGTCTTGCGTGAACTGGCACTCCAGTTCCTGCGGATATTCCGATTGCGTCTTTACTACAAAAGAACGTTTCTGAAATGTGTCTTTTACCTGTTGCGTCTGTCCGATGTGGATCAGCTCGCCCGTGATGTTAATTGCGTCGCTACTCATCGTGTGCCCTTCTTGCGCATTCTATGCGCTATTTGTGAAAGTATATCTAGCGCGGCTTTGTATTCCGCTGCATCTCTGCTCATGTTTGCTTCGTATTCGTAGATACCGGCACGTTCATGCCATTCTACAAGCTGATCGTCATCGAACCTGCTTATCAGGTGGATAACGAAGTCTGGGTCTGTTTGTTCTTGGTACATGTTATGCCCTATATTCGTTTACCCCTTGTAAGTGAGTGCGTGACTCCTTGCTCCCTCCGTGAGCCGTCAGACGAAAATCTGGCGGCTCTTTTATTTTACCCATTCGCCCAGGCTGTTTTCATAGCCGAATACGGTGGTAGACAGAGGGTAACGTGCAAGCACCGCTGATACGTCCTTGCCTACCGCCCCGCGCACCTTTGTGTTATGTGCATCTTTGAGCTTTGCTTGGTCTACTATCTCTTCCACTATCTTGACTATCTCACGTTCTGCCGGCATGTTAGATAGTCGCTCAATTATAAATGCAATATACTCCTTTGCTGCCGCTATTGCATCCTGTTCGTTTATAGCATCGTTTACTATAAACTGCTTACGGTATCTACCGCCGCGTTGCGCCTGTACCGATGCTCTGATAGCTACTACCTTGCCGCTTATGCTCACTCGCTCTATACGCTGCTTCATACGATCCCCACAAGCCAAAGAAAGAAGTACAGCATGCATGCAAAAGCTATGATGCAAGTTAAAGCCACAAAGAACAGGATCAGTACCATAGCATCGGCAGCAAAGCGCGCAAGCTCTATGTCATCACGCCTGCTCATGCTTGCCCCCTTTGTGCGGCTTGTAGTTAGCGCAGTAAAAGCCCTCTGGATCGTCCAGTTCAATCTCTAGCACGTCGCAAAATGCGTATGGTACGGAGATGGTATAGAATCCTTCGTAGCTCAACTGATCGCGCTCGTATTCTTTCAATCGGCTGCATGTTCTGCATGTGCCGTGATTGTTATCGTGCATCGTTAACTCCTTGTGTTAAAATTAGGGGCTTTGGCTTCCCAACCTCCGCCCCTGTTCCAAACCTATACCACGTCGTGGTACTTGCACAACCGACATCGCAGGGGCATTCCCTGCTCTGTTAGTTGTAATTCAGACCGCTCTTTGCGGCCTTTGCTTTCATGCGCTCATGATGAGCAATGAACTTTTCGAGGAACTCGTGTGCTGATAGCTTGTCGTCAAAGGATTTCGTAATCATCTTTGTGTTCTCGGTCAAACAGACTCTCCATTTTGGATGTCTTGATACTACCGATAGCCAGTTGCGATAATCGCCGTATGTTTTCCTCATACGTTCTATGCCATCGAATCCGCCGCACTTTGCATAGAATTGCTCCAATGTAATTGATCTGAACATGTATTGACTGTCAGATAGCACGCTTGTACGTCTTTGGCGTACCGGCTGCTGGTATGCTCTGCCTACCGTCTTTTTTACCGTCTTTTTTACCGTCTTTTCTACCGACTCAATACCGAGCCAGCGCCGTAAGAATGATTTTAGACCCATTACTTTGCCCCCTGATCTGGTTTGTAGGTTAGTTTTTCCAGCGCAATGATTGCTGGATGATCGTTTTCGCAATACTTGAACTCTTCGTCCAGCATCTTCTTAAGTGCATAGGCGATCTCTTGTGTAGGAAGGCAATCACCCACGCAGATGTCCGCGTCCATATCTACGACCGCCCAATATCCGTTAGGATGTTTCCATGTTTGTAGCTTTCTCATCGCTGCACCTCCGTATATGCGCCCTTGCTCCATACGAGATCCAGCTCTTTTGCGCGTCGTGCAACGTATTCGCGTATCGGTGCTTTGATACCTTCATTTACGCTCTTGATTTGCATCACAATCGCCGTTAGCTCTTCTGGCCCCGTAGCGGCATCGATAGCCGATAGCCACTCCGTTATAGCTTCGTCCTGCTCTGACGTCGTAGCGGGCTTTATAGGCGGCAATTCGATACGTTCAGCGCCCTGCACTTGCACAACTTCCTCTTCATCAAGCATACCGAGACCGCATGCGCTCAAAATAGCGCGTCGCTTTGCCTGCGTTGCTGCCTTTTTCATAGCATTGCTTGCCGCATCGCCGCGCATACCGCCAATCGTAACAGCTCCTATGTCCTCGGAATAGCTGCCCGTTGGTGTCTCGCATCGTGCGGTTACTACGTACTGATCGCCGATGACCTCGCGCGCTACGATAGCCACACGAAGACCGCGAATAGATGTAAGCTGCGCTGTGCATGTCTTGTTTGCGTACAACGTGAGCTTGCCTGATAGCTTGATAAGATCAAACGGCTTCTGGTATGGGTCTAGTCCGACCCGCTCGCATACCAGCTTATAGTATTGGATGCGCTGTTCCTGCGACATAGCAGAGAGATCGCCGTTTACTACCAGCGTCTCGAATAAAGCTGCCGCCTGCGACTCGCTTATAGATGCTGCGACCGCCGTGTTAGTCGCTGTAAGTGCTTGGCTCATTTTACCTCCTTAAATAGACTGTTGCACATTAGGTCTTCAATCCTATTGATTGATTTTTTCTTTTTTTTCATTGTTTTAGGTATATCGTATATCCAAATTTTTTTTTCCTGACCGGTGATTATTTGAGCTTCGTTGTTTTTTAAAGCATCACGTAATTTATATGAATAAGGTCTGTCAATGTTTATACTTCGCATGTGGTACGTTTTACCGTTCCATATAACGTACTTTGTCTTGTTCGTTGTACCTTTAAATTTAAAATTGGCTGCTTGATATATTGTACCTTTGTGGTTTGCTGTCATATCAGAATATGATAAAACATGTTTGGCGTCAGTATTTGATGCTATCCACCTTATTATCTGCGACAATAACCAGCTTTCACTATTTTTTGGAGAGTCATCAGTACAAACCATTCGTCGTATATCAATAGATGATTCGTATTTATTTTTATGACGTGGGGGCCCGATTACCGCACCACCTGATAAGACATCGCAATAGTACATAGCAAAAGCAGTCAAAATACTACCACCAATAGCGGATTTTTTGTAGTGAAAATCCGTCAACAAGTTTCTTATATGTTTAAAATCACATAGATATACTTTTGCTTTTTCTTTGCTAAAAATTTCTTCTATCATTTCACCTCCAACCTTGTAGTGTTAATTAACCTTGCTCCATCTACCGGCACGCCGTTCTTGAGCGCGTCGGCTATTGCTTTTTTGTCTATCGTGAATGATACCTTTTCTACCTTGTACTCGCTAGGCACTACAACCTCTTCCAATATCTCAACCTTTGGCGGGTTCTTGCGTAGCTTGAGCGTGTATAGATCGGTTACAATCTCCTTTGCGTCTACCATCTCCATATAACGCTTTACTGCGTTTTCGAGACGTTCTGCCCTTGTTAGCCGTTCGTTACGCAGATTGTGCAGACGTTCCTGCTCAATCTTAATCGCTTCTGCTGACATCTTGAGATTAGCCGCGATGTCCATCGCCTGCACAATATACTCACGGAAGTTCTCGCCCGCTTCTTCTATCGCATCTTCAAACATTGCCACAACTTCCGGGTCGTCTGTGTGCATCATTTGATTCATGAGATCAGCGAGCTTGTACGCTGCCCCGCTGCTACTCGTGAATGTCTGCTTGGTCTCTCGGAAAATCATTTCGTGCCCCCTTGTAATGCTGTGTTAGTAGATGCGTGAGTTGCTTCTGTGCGCTCCTGTTGTTTGCTTTGGCGTCCTGTAATAAGAGACGATGGATACTCGCCGGCAAACGGATCATCTTGTGCTGCGTAGTGTGCTTCATCTTCCCACCATTCGTATTTGTTTTTGGTACGTTTACTGTCTTCTTCAATCAAGAATAGTTTGCGCTTGGTCATGCTCATGGCCGTACTCCTTTGGCTTTTGCGATGGCGCGTTTGATTCTATCGTGTATGCCAATAGGTACGTCATATTGTGACCAGTATGAGGCGCACTCGTCTAGTTCTTCTAGTACCTCCAGCATCTCAGGGGCGGCGGCGAAAAGCTGAAACATTGCGACTGTTTCGGGATCGTCATAAAACGATGCAACAAGATTTTGCTTTTCGCTGTTAATATACATTCTACAAGGTTTTTTTTTATCTGTCTCAAAAACAACTTTGTAAATGGCATACTTTGACTTTGTATTCATTGTGCACCGCTTCGGTTTGACGTAGGGGGCTGGGCGTATAATATGTTGCCATGGTTCTCCAGGTTCAACAGTTTCAAACCGACACATTACAGCATCACCTTCGTACATTATCCAAACCCTACCATCTGCATGCACATCCGCTTTTGTCGGTAGCATGTCTGTTATCCATTCACTCATACCTGCTCTCCTTTGGCTTTGGCGCGTTCTGCAAGCATAGCATCCGCCATAGCGTAGCAAGCATTTGCAATAGATGCATGTGTGTATGGCGAACTCGCACACCCAGCTAAAAATTGCCCTGCGAACCAGTCGCGTAATGACATCCCATGAATGTATACATCATTTGAACAATCATCAAATGTAGCTGGGAATGCTGGCCCGCCTGTTTTATCCCAGTTAATGTTTTCAATGCTCATCTCGACCCCCACAACGTAACGGTCTGTTCTGGCTTGATGATCGGATCAGGTGTTGCTGCTACTGCCAATGCTGACAGCGTAATAGCAAGCAGAGCGATAAGCCCGACACCAACGATATACAGCTTCTGGCGATACGATGCGCTCAAGTATGGAGCTACGCGCCAGTAGGTCTTGCCGTCTGCGCTGCGTGTTGTCGTGAATTCAATGCCGATGTTCATGATACTACCCTTGTGAAAAGTGAATGATTGCAGTGTAGGATGCTGCGCCCCGTGGTTGTTTTAGATGTGGTATTTACCTTGTGCAATGTTGCTATTGCAATCGTCGCAATCACATTTAATGACGTGCTGCTTTATGTCGCGCTTCATTTCCCTTATGGTGTCATAGCCGCGTGTATGTATTAGCTCATCATCAAATCTCCAACCATACGGTAAATTCAAAATATAGACATCTTCGTCTATATCTACATCGCGTGCAATGTCAAGTATGTATTTGCATTTGTTCATTGCCGTGCCCTTGTTAAGTGAGTAATTGATTACGTCACAAATATACGTAAACATTTTGTTTACACAATAGGCAAATGAAAAAAAGTGCGATATTTTTTTTACTTTTTTACGTCAAATGGTCGTAAGCTATTGAATCGTTTACACTTAACTCGCTCGGCAATCGGTATGCAATAATGCGCCCCTTGTCATATCCTGCTATGCTAACCTTGTTTGACTGGTTACCGCCTAGCACGTAGACATATTTAGCCGTCTCGCGTACGTAAAAGCCAACATGACCGCCGCCGGTACGTGTCATTACTACAATGCACCCCGAATGAGGCTTGCATGACTGCCCATATTTAGACCACGACCGCGCCGCCGCTGATCCTGTGACGCTATACCCGGCATTGCCTACGCACCAGTTGACAAAAGAAGAACACCACGGCGTCTCATCGTCCTTCGCCTTCAACGTCGTGCGCTGATGATACTCAACGATGCGCTTGTTATGCTTTGGCCCTGCTATTTCGGCCTGCCCTTTTTCCTTCTGCGCGATCTGCATCCAGCTATATTCGGTCGGCTGCTCTACCTTTGGAGTGTTTAGCTGTTTTGAGATATTGCCAGACCATGTTTTCAAGGCCAACAACAAGTTCTTCATCATCGAATCGCCTTCCTATCGTGTAAAGTGCCGCATGTATGAATTCATGGATAAAGGTTTGCGTCATCGTGTCCGCAGTACAGGGCTTGCCTTCGACAGTCCGCGCGATCCGGATCGTGTAGGTGTCTATGTTGCATTCACCGTAGAGATGCTGTACTTCGCCCGCTGGGGTCACTACGACGATTGCCTTTTGCAGCTTGACACGCCATGTATTGCCGCCGAGCTTAAAAGATGTAGGAGTCATCGCACCACCCCTTGCAGGATTACTTTGTTGTGAACGGTGAAATTACCCTGCGCTTCTAACTCTACCAAAGCTACGCCGTGATTCCAGTTGTTTCTAGGCGCGTAGCGGGGATTTAGATCGCATAAGCACCCAACAGACCATCCAGCTATAAAAGTACCGTCCAGCGGCCTTCTAAATAGGTCTGTGGACGTCTTATGTACGTGCCCTACCATCACATTATCTACGGCTTTCATGCGGTAGTTACGCGCTGGATTAACTCCACCACCCCCAAACCATTCGTGACCGTGATCTATCCATAGCTTGCCCGCTTTAACCTTTGCCCGCTCATCTACCCACTCTATCCCCTGCTCGTGCAATCCGAGCATCTCTTCTAGAATAATCGTGCCTTCTAACTCTTTAGCCTTCTGTGCTAAATAACGCTTCAGCCGCTCTTCGTGATTGCCTTCGCGGTAGACGATTCGCACCTTATCGCCAAAGAATTGCCGCAGATGTTTGACCATCGTACGCGCGGCGTCCAATTCCCACTTCCACGACCTGTTATTTTCTACCTTTTCATGCGAAGAAAGGTTATAGCAGTCCATCATATCGCCATTTAGAAGCAGCGTATCTACTCCGCAGTTGCGCAGCCATTCGATAGCGGTCAAATAAGCGCCGCTATACGTTCCGTCTGCTTCCCTGCGCAGATCGTGAAAGGGCCAATGAGCATCCGAGATTACGCCAATCTTGTTGCACGTAGACAAATCTGTTATCTCATCTTCGCGCAGCTCCCCTGCAAGCGGAGCAACTGGCTCCGGCTCTTGACCGAATACAGCACCGGTTACGGCCTGCTCGGCATAGCTAGTTTCTGCCCTAGCAATACCAAGCTGGATGTTAGGGTTGTTGGTTTTCATCTTTTTGAGCCGCTCTGCCCGCATAGCTGCGACTGCTTCGTATTCTTCGTCAGTTAGCCGGACTGCTTTATTACCCATCAGTTAGCCCTTACGTTGTGATCTTTCGCCCATTGCTCCAGATAAACGATAACGTGCAATAGCTGCGCCCGGCGTACCGGTGGGATGTCATCGTATGCAATTACTTTTAGCTGCTCGATCAGTTCTTCAACGTCAATCATAGCGCTGTACCTGCTTCTGTTATCACCTTCAAGCGCAACGCTGCCGATGCTGCATAAGTAAGACTTGAGCCGTTATTTGATATTACGATGCCGTACAAGAAGCCCGCCGTAGAACCCACACCAGTACGATAGTAGCGATCAGGATTGACGCGTGCCACCCATTTAGTATCAGATACGCGTACATAGTCCGCCTGCGCTACTGGTACGACCGCAATAAGATCAGTTACGCTGCCGTTAAATACCGCTCCGAGCGTTGGCGTGCCCGGCGAGCTGTTTGTATAAAGGTAAACATGCAGCGGAGCTTTCTTGATATTGGCGCTACTGCTAGCAGTCTCTTCTATCTCAAGCTGCCGCAAGATCATGTGCTGGTTTGTCGTGTTCGCCGTACCTTCAAACGTTATTACCGTGTTAGATACGGGGTAGTATTGCGACAAAGCGCTTGTCGAAACGCTGGTTAGGTCGATCCATCCGAGATCACTAGAGTTGGTTGCGCTTAAAAGATTAGGCGCGACAGGTGTATTTGGTAAGCAGCTCATTGGTTGTGGTCGAATTGGTAAAGAAATCCTGTTACTGGGTTGTTGTATATCTCGATATTGTCGCAGTTCTCACGATGCCCCGTTACATAGCCGTAAACAGATGTAGGATACAAAGCTACGTCCAAACCAGCCAAGCTATCTTTGGCGTAAATACGTATAGTTAGTACGTCGCCCGTCCGCATAGGTATGTGAGCACCGCCGCCCATGCGCGTATCAATGATCTTGTTTGCGCCCATCATGTTATTGTCTACATTGTCAATAATGCGGTAAAGCGAGCCGTTAAGAAACAATCCAAGCTTCGAGCTTGACACGTTGGCATTGTTGGCAAACTGAAAATTTAGGTAAGCATATACCCAGTAGATACCAGCCGCATCTTCTGGGCAGCGGTACTGCCAGTACGCCGTACCATCAGCTACAACGCCGCCATTTGAGCAGCCCATAGCCCGCAGCACTTCGTTGTTAAATGCTAGTATTTGCCAATCGTTTACGCGGTATGCTTGATTCTGCTTTATATCCCATTGGAAAGATCGCTTGTAATCCGAGACCCAATGCTTCGATCTGTGTTCAGACTCGTGCATTGCCTTCATTATGCGATCGTTGTCGGTCTGGATGTACTGGTTAGTGATATAGAGCTGCGTAATATCGCCGTAGCGGATGTTTACGATCTCTTGGTACGTCACCGATGTCGGTGTTGTACCTACTTGGAAGATCGCACCGTTACGCATTTGGTCACGCTCAAACGCAAGCGATGCTGGAGCTACCTTGCGGTTCTTGATTGGATCATTGATTGGCATTATGCGCTCACCATATAGTAACGATGTGTAGCTTTTGCACTTATCAAGTCAACGGATATTGATACTGGCATTGCCTTATCCCATGAGATGTTGCCGAACTTGCCTGCCGCTTCGTTGGTTAGCTGAAATTTGCCTGCTATGTAGTCCGTCATCACCTTATTGCTTATGCTCAAAGGCCACTCTACCTCTACAATAGCGTTGTTTTCGTTGCTAAACACGGTCAAAAGCAGGTTGCACAAGGCAGCCGTGATACATCCGTTCACTTGACAGTCATTAATCTGCAAAAAGTACGTGGCTTGCGTTTGTGAATTCGTCTTAAAATCAGTTGCTTTTACTGGATTCTTGAGACCGTCGGGGTCGACTTCAACGTACTGTGATGAGCTGTAATTAATGCGCGTCTTTTCATGTATTTTTATGAAGTTGTTAGCCGAGCCGTTGGGAGCTGGATAGTAACTACCACGAACAAATAGCTGGTTAGTCTGCTTTATAGGGGCTTTAAACCGTGGCCATTTATCATCTGGGTTGTTGTCCTGAATATGCACCGGCATGTTATGCAAAAGCGGCTCTATGTTCATGCTCCGAGATGCCCTAGCACCGCGCTGCACCTTGACAATATCCGTAGCATCGCGATCTGATTCCGTTTCGTAGCGTACTTCTGCTTTTAGAATGTTATCGCCGCGTTTTGTGATGCTTGAGTACGTCAACGCGCTGGACAAAGAAAGCGTAGCATCTACGTTGCTCGGATCATCGCGGCCTTCTGTAATACGCTTAACATCAAAAATTACACGTATTGCCGTAGTTCCTCCGCTGCCGCTTACCTCAAAGCGATAACCAACACGTACCCCAGACTGCTCGCATAGCTCTCGCAACACATCATAAGCAGATACGTTTGCATTGGCTATGCCGTACTTGTCTTGTGGCACAAGCATTCCGCCGATTGGTGTTGTTTGACCATTTGGCGTAATTGTTGCAATCATCCAAAGCTCTTGATTAGTAAGCGCCGTGCTGCCTGCATTACGTGGAAGTGACGTAATGTTAGCAGGCGCAAACCAGTCTACGGCATGTGTTAATACTTTGCGTAGATTGTTTCCATAGTCAAAGTTGCCACTTATAGTAGAATGAGATAGAGCTGTATTCCAAGCGCCTCCACTATCAGCATATGCGTCCAGTACATCGTATAGATTAATAAACTTTGCTGATGTGTTAATGCTCCAGAACTCATGTAACTGCTCACGTTCAAACAAGCCAGAGCCAACTAGCTTTATTTGCCATGCATTTTGTTCAGAATCTACCAGCGTTCCTATGCCGTTAAAGATGTCATAGCCGCTCTTCGTTTTAAGCCAGTAATACGCGATGTCTAC